ATCGTCGGTCCGAGCATCAGCAGCTTTTCCTCGTGCCGCTCAGCCACTTCGGTAGCCGTCATCCGGGTATCGGTCGCATTGGCCAGCATCAGGAACAGGTCCGCATGAAAAGCCCTGTTGATCCGGCCGCGCACGTCGACGATGTCCTCCAGCAGGTGCTGGAGATTGACCGCGGCATTCGCGGAAACGATTTGCGGAGGGGTAGGCCCCTCGTAGTAGACGACGCCACCGGGCACGAGCAGATGCTCTTGGCCGCGCATAGACGCCGGCAATGCACGTGCGGGATCGGCCATATTATCGATCCCCACAGCTTTCCGAAACTGCTCGTGCTGGAGCTGCTTGATGTCGCCGAGAGCCATAAATCCCGGGCAGTCGGAGCCGTAGACGTCGCCGCTCAGAGCTTCCCAGCGAGGCGCCAGCACCGGGAAGGACTTGAACCCGGATTTCCGGAGATATTCGCCCGGGTTTGACCCCTGCTCGAATGTCAGAGATGCCCAAGGCATGTTGACGGCGTCTTTCCGGCGAGGATCGCGGTCAACCCGTGGCTCGATAGCGTGAACGACCGTAATCTTCTGCTCGTAGGCCCCCCGGTCAAACAACGATCTGGTCGACGGCCTTACGTTCTCGTATCCATATTCCTTGACAAGCCGCGCAACCGGCAGCTCGAACTCACGATACAGCGTGTCCACCTCATCGTATTCGTTGCAGGCGATGGCATATTCACCGATCGTGAGCGGGTGATTGTGCACCACCGTGTCGAATCGCGGCAGATATATCGAAGCCGATACCCCGAACCCGGCCACCTCACCGTAGATCATTCGAAGAGCCCGGTAGACGTTGCTGGTCGAGAAAATCGACTGCATCACCCGGGTCGTATCGTCGAGCCACGCACGCACGCCGTGCCGCTTGTTCAGGTCCGGGTCTGGGGTTTCCAGCCGGAACCATGGCCTCGCCGGGCTTGTCATGCCGGCAAGCAGGCCTGCTTTCAGCACCGCCATAGCCTGCGTGGCGGCGCTGTCGTATATCTCATTCTGCCTGTTTTTCTTGCCCTTGTTGGTGTCGCTGACCATGAACCGGCCTTGCCGGGGAAGCAGGAACCTGTTCACCTCGCGCCAATGCGGAATCCAGCTGGCCCGCTCATTTTTCAGGCTTTCCCAGCGCTTCTGCGCGTTTGTATTGTTGAACGGTTCAGTCACAGCCTTGCGTACTCAGCCTTGGCGTCGAAGCTGGGGCAGGCTTTCCGCGTGCCCGGCACGTCACGGTGCCCGATAATCTGCGCGCCCGGATAACGCGTTTTCAGCTGCCTCAGCAGAGTCAACAGCGCTTCCTTCTGGGCAGGCGTGCGGGTATCTTTCGGCTCTTTCCCCAGCCGATCGAGGCCCCCCGCATAGACCACGCCGATCGAATTTGCGTTCGAGCCCTTGGCGTGGCTTCCAATGACATTTTCTGGCCGGCCGGGCCAGATTTCGCCATTGAGCCCTACCACCCAGTGGTAGCCGATGGTCGACCAGCCTTGTTGCTGGTGCCAGCGGGTAATGTCCCCGACCGTGACCGCGCGCCCTTCCGGTGTGGCCGTGCAATGCACAATTATCTGATTGATTTTCCTCATTGGTCATCCTCCCAGAAGCGAATTCCGACCAATAAGCGGCGCGAGAGACGCCGGGTTGATGCCCTTGGGGCCTGACAACAGGGTACCGGCAAATCCTCGCTGGGCCAGTTCCTGCGCGCGGCTCAGGAACGAAGCTGTGTCCGGCCGTGGCATGTTCGCCTTCTCATTGACCCGGCGCTGCTGTTCCTTGGCCAGCGTGGCGGCCTTTTCCTGCGCCCGGAACGCCTTCTTTTGCGCGGCTTCCTGCTTGGCAGCGCTGATGCCACTGACTGTAGCGCCAGCACCAACGCCGATAGCAAGAGCGAGAAGAGGATTACACATTTCGGTAGGGGTTATAGCGCCTGATCCCGCGGACGGCGGCACCCTTTAGCACATCGTAGGGATTGAACGTGCCGATTGGCTCATCGGGTATCTGTCCCCATGGAACCGCCGGGTCGTGCTGGCGCCGCACGGGCTCCGCAAATGTCAGCACCAGCGCGTCGGCTTCATCCGGACTGGGCAGGCCGCGGGCTTTTAGGTCGTCCTTGCTTTCGACCAGCTTTTGCTCGCGCTTGTTGTAGCCGTAGGTCGGCGCAGCCAGCCCCCGCTTGAGCCTTTCATCGTTCGGAATGCACCCGCCGGTGGCGAGCCATTCGGCGCACCGCAGCCACATTTCCGCGCGCTTGTTCGCGAACTGGACCGGGTCGGCAGCGGCCCCGCCAAAGTGCACTTCAATCACTTTGTGGCCTAGGCTGCGGATTCGATCGATGACGCCGGCGCCATTGCCGGCATCGATGAACACGGCGTCCGGCTTCCATTCATCCATGATGGCCATGACGCGGCTAGCCAGTGCCATGTTGTCGATCCCCTTATGGACCTGCAAATCGAACGCCATCCGCCCCTGCCGCTTGATGATGGCGCTTCCGTCGTCGCCATACCGGGCCGGGTCGACCCCGAGGATGCGTGGCTCATATGCGAGGTCCTGCGCGTTCGGTTGGCGCGTGGCTGCAAGCTCAATGTCGACCAGCGACATGACCTGATCGTCGTTCGCGGCGCTGAAGTCGCAAAGCCATTCCCGACGGAACGCGTTGTCCGTCATGGACGCCCGGAACCCTTCAATTTCCTCTGGGTCGAAGGTGTCAGTGTCGTGCACCGTGTAGACGCGGCTCGACCAGCCCAAAGCCTGCTGTTCGGCCTGTTTGGCGCCGTAGTAGAGCTCGCTGAAGAGATTGATGCCTTTTGGCGTGCCGATGAACAGCGCCCAGCCTTTGCGGTCCTGAAGCGCCGGAAACACGACTTCCTCCCAGAGCTCCTTGTCCATCTGGGCTACTTCGTCCAGCACGGCCCCGTCCAGTGCCACGCCCCGCAGCGCGTCCGGGTTGTCGGCCCCGAACAGCTGCAAGCGCGCCTGATTAGTTTTGAAGGTGACAGACAGCTCGCTTTCACTGACGGTGGCCAGCCCGGCCAGTACCAGAGGCTCCACACGCGCCTTGAGCCGGCGCCATACGACCGACTTCGCCTGTTTTAGCAATGGGGCGATGTAGACGTAGAGCGGCAGGTTGGTCTTGGCCTGTATCGCTCGATCGAGCAGCTCCATTATGGCCAGCTCAGTCTTCCCGGCCCGCCGGTGTAGCGCCAGCACCGTGTAGCGCGTCAAGCTTGTGTGGCACTCATACTGCCACGCACGCGGGCGATAGCCTAGGTCGATCGACCGCTGCTTCACCATAAGTCGCTATTGTCGTCGTCGTCGTCGAGCTCATCACCGGGCTGGGGCTGTCCCAGTAGGTCCTGAGCCTCGATTTGCTGCACACTGGCGAGTTCGCCATCAATAACTGGGCCGCTGATCCTTGGCACGCCAGATACGACCAATATCTGCTGGCTCATATGGCCGGAATGTTCTTGGATTATCTTCTCGCCATACTGTTTCGGGAACCACTTGGCGAGCAGCTGTAGCCGGGTCCATACTCGGACTTTTCGGCTTGCTGGGTCCTCATCTACATTGTCGGCTATTGCCAGTGCCTGTTCAGCGATCGAGTCCGCGCCTAGCAGCTTGGCTTCAGCTATTCGCCGGCGTAGCTCTGGGTCCTGCTGTTCCCACTGCCAAATCGCTGTTCTTGTTGGCATTCCGGGCCGGCGGCAAATCTCGCGGAACGGAACGCCTAAAGAGAGGTCCCGTACAATCTCATCAAGTATCTGATCCTTGCGGTCACTGTAGTCGATGAAACCCATGCGCGCCCGATAGCGCACCGGGGGCGGCCGCTAGGCACCTTATCGGTACTCGACAGCCTCGGCTATTCGTCGTCGCTCTTTGATTATCTCGCGTACATGGCTCTTCGACATCTCAAACATCTTGGCCAGCCTGCCATACCCTATTCGCCGGCCGGCCGCGTCAAACGTCCCGTACAACTCGCGAATAAGCTCAATTTCGCGATCGGTGAATTTAGCGCCGGGATTGTGTTCGCCGGGCAATCCACCGGCAGAAGTCAAGCCTCGGCCTCGATCCCGATACTTTCCCATAATCTCACCCTTTTCCTGCAAAAAATCGCGCATACTTTTCCTTCCCCCGCTTCCCGCAAAAAATAGCAAAAAACAACCACAAAAGCCCAGATGCTACCTAAAACTACCGACCCCCAAAGTAACAGAAAATCGGCTCTAACTCTTTGATAACAATGGCAAATGTACCAAATGTTATCCAAGTTCCCCAACAAATTCCTTCTGTTATCCCTACAGCCCCCTATACCCCCTATACCCCCTCTTTCTATACCTCCCATATACATAACATAGGTAACATAGGTAACAAGGAAATAAGGCATTGATCCAACATCAAAAATCCTGTTTCCCATTGTTTCCTAACCCCTCTTTTTGTTTGGGAACATAAGCAACAATGGCTTTTGCGGACGCCACACTTTCCGCAAATTTTTGCGGGCTTCGCCTTCAAGCCAAGTAGAGCGC